CTCATCGCTGTCTTCATATTCAAAATCGCCAGTAGGTACCTCGTCAGCAAACTCAACTGCTTTTTTGTAGTGAATACTTTCTACTGCCTTTGTTTCTGGCTTAGGCAAGTCATCATCTTTTTGACAAGCCTGTGCCGCTATAAGAAGTGCAGCCGTAATAATTCCGTAAAATACTCCTTTGTAATTCATTTCTTGTTTCATTTTATAATTAGTTTTCATGTTATTTCTGTTTTAGTGTTTTAGGCTCACCACAATCTTTGCAAGTACGAACAAATACAAAATAATTTCCTTCATTATATAATTTACATGACTCAATCGTGTTGTCGGGCTTTTTATATTTACTTGGATAAAAATATGTCCTTTCTACTGTTTTTTCTTCTTGACAAAAATCACATATTGCCATTTCACTCTCTCCCATCTTATTTCTGTTTTAGTTTTTCTTTTGTAAATGGTATATATATAAGCCAAAGAAAAATACCGCACATAAAAACAGAAAATACATCAACATTCCTGTAAAGTGTTCAAACCCTACCCAATTAGCAAATTCATTCATTGTTTTCATCTTATTCCTGTTTTAGTAGTTCTGGGTTTTCGTGGATGTTGCTTATTATCTCAATCTTTGGGCCTTTGCTGTGATAGAAATGAGAAATATCTATTGGAAATATGTCTGGGTGGGTCATGCAAAAACCTCCCTCTATAAACTCTACTGACATTTTATCTGGAACATACTGAGTTCCTTGTACAATATCCCCCTCATAAATCTCTTTACCGTTCTTGTCTTTTAGTCCGGTGTTTTCACCTACTGTTTTGGGATCAACTTCTGACCATTTCTCAATATTGATATACTCATCGTTCAATTCAACTATTCCACTGACAATAGCGGTGGGCTTGCCTTGAATCAAACTACCGTACACCCATTGGCCGTTGTGTAGTCCTCTAAACTTTGTTTCTCTTTTCACCTTATTTCTGTTTTAATTATTTAATCTGAAGCATCACCACCATCAACTTTAACTCTTTGAACATTTGGTCCATCATTACTATTATTTTTAAGTACATTATTAATCAATGCAATTATATTACTTAAAATAAATGCATAGAATGAATTTTCTACTGTACTATACATTAAAAGTATAATACCAGTAAGAAAAGCTACCAATGATACTCCAAATAATACTTTTTTAATTTTTTCCATAATATTTACTTTTTTAATGATTCATTTAATTCTTTAATATCTCTAATAACTACTTCTTCCCAGAATTTTATATTATCTTCAACACCTTGTAGTATCAAATCATATAATTTATTATTAAGATCTTTATCTGAAGATATACCTCCAATAGCTATTCTTGATATATCTACTTCTTTATTACCACCATAATATAAATCTAAAGTTACGCCAGTATATTGAAATCCTTTTGGATAATCTTTTTTTAACTTAGCTTTAATATTTTTATATTTAGTTAGTTGTATTGCTGATTTTACCATCATAATATTTATATTTTGATAAATTAGTGGAGCAGAGGGGAGTCGAACCCCTGTCCATACATATTACATATTAATTATTTATACAGCTTATAGGGCCAACATAGTGTTGGGCGGTCCACCACTTATTTTAATCTAAATAAGAAATCTTACCTAATTCGTGGCTTAGGCTGCCATTAGCAACTCCGGTTGGGAGTTGTTATTTACAGGCGAAAGCCCGTCAAAATCTGCAGTTTCAACATTATCATTGAGAATGTTATGTACTACGGACATATTTGCGTTAATCTGCTTATTGTCTCCAATTATTAGATTCACCTTAGTTTTAACGTGTTATCTCTCACGGCTGATAATTAATATTTCGTATACATGTCAAATCCAGAACTGCCCCAAATTTTAAATTTAGTAGCCCCGGCCGGACTCGAACCGGCAGCGGTACAGATTTTAAGTCTGATGTGTCTTCCAGTTCCACCACGGGGCTATTGTACCAATTATTTATAAATTGTTATCTAAAATATTATTAATACATATTCCAGTAATAAATAATGCTATAATAATAATTAGTTCAGTCAAATATAATTTTTCAAAAAAATATTGATATCCATCAATCCATATAGCAGCTATAATAGTAAAAATAAATAATATTATACTTATTATAAATATATTTGTAATAAATATTAATGCTTTATTTAAATTTTCCATTTTATTTCCAATTTATTTGTACTGTTGACATAACAGAAGTATCATGGTAATGTTTTATTTCAACATCAAGCATAGTCCAATCAATATTTAATTTATTAATTAAACTATTTGTAAAATCATGTATCATTTTAGTTCCTGTCTTTCTTCTAGATGCAGTAAACATAAATGTCTTATGATATTTTCTTAGTTGTACATTTTTGTATTTATAAACTTGTTCTTTAAATAAATACTCTATTACATTACCAGTTGTGATCAAAGTAGACATTAAATCAATATCCATAAACCTTTCAATTCGTGCAGCAGCAATATTATTATATATTAACTTAATGTTATTCGTTTCTAAATGCTTAAAACGATTTATAACATCTTTGTCATTATCATAACAATATGCTTTAGCAATTCCTTTTGTGTTTAATATTGTTTTAATATCATTTATATGTTTATCAAAACTAGAACCAACAAGACATACAACATTACCTCTTACTTTAGATTTATTGTAAAAATAAGATTGTATATTTCTTTTAGTATTATTATTATAAGTTTTCATATTGCTTCAACTATATAATACACTACTGTAGCTGCAAGAGCTGTTACACTCAATACAGCTACAGCAAGTATTACTGCATGTAATTTATTAAATTCTTTGTCAGACATAATGTCCTGATTTAATAAGGGCCATAATAAATAATAATATCATTATACCCCAAAACACACCAGCTTTTAAGGCTGTTAATTTTTGATACTTTTTCATTTGTTTACTTCAAAAAATTTAGCACGTCTGTCATGTTGCATGTCTACAAGATGTTTTAAAATATTACGTGCAGTACTACCACGTTGTTTCTTACATTTGTTAATAAAGAACTCATTAAGATGTACTCGTTGTGTTCTTGTATTGAGTTTGTATCTTTCTTTGTTATTAGTCATACTATGTAGAGTACGTGACTGTTTAACAAATGATACAATAATTGGCTCATCATTTGCAAGAGAATGATTGATAATTTTGCAAATTGTTTCTTGTTTTGATTTACTTAAGTTCATGATGGTGTTAATTTGTAAAGATTAATAATACAATTGCCATTGCTATGCAAAAAGCTTGATACACGTAATAACCCGTAGGATTATTAAATAAACTTATCTTACTACGATATAAATAAGATAAGTATCCTTCTAGAAGAAAATATATTCCAAAACCAAGTATTGGTATGTATAGTAAATTCTTCATTTTGTTAAAAAATATATAATCCAAATTGTTATACTAATAGCAATTGCTAATGTATGAGCAAAAGATATTCTTACATCTTTATTGTATAGCTTTACATAATATACAATATATATTAGTATTACAACAAATAGATTTGTTACTAAAGCACTTTGCATCTTTTTAATAGTTTAATATCCTCCTGCGTTGCTTTACGCCAAAGAGTCTTGTTATTTTTCTTATATTGACAGTATATGGTCATTCCATTATAGCGTTTCTTATAAGAGATTAAACCTGTTAGGTCTGATTCCTTTATAGGCTTTTTAAAATCCTTATACGTGTCATTTATGGACCTCTCAGCTAGACTATCTAAGTATCTAGCCCACCCAAATAACAATAGAAACATTCCTAATGCTATAAATAGTGGTCCAAGTATTGCTTCATTTTCCATAATTATGATTAAAAAAAGGGGAGATTTCTCCCCCCTTTAACCAACTCAACACCAAGCTACATTTCTGCAGCCATCTTTTCTAATTTTATCTGAGCTTTACGAGCTAAATAAAATACAAGCACCATAAGGACACATTTAAATGAAATATCTATCCATTTTGTATCAAACATAGTTAAACTAAATAGATTAACCATTGTAACACAAAAGGTTATATACAATAATAATGTTCCTATTATTAATGTAACATAATACCGAAATTTCATGCAAACTTGTAATTATGCTTACGCATCTTACGTGCTTGTTTATTCTTTTTACGCCTTTTAGCTACTTTGTTTTTAAACTCAGTAGTGTAATTAGGTTTGAAAGAATACTCTGTAACTTTCTTGACAGGTATTGCCTGACGAGTAGTTGTACGCTCTATTTTAGTATTACCAAATAGACTACGTGCAAAATGTAAGATCTGATAAAATATGTTTTTTTTCATGGTTATTAAATTAAAAATGATATGTCAAATTCTTGTGTATCTATATAGACAATATTATCAATAGGTAGATAAACTCTTGTACCTCTATTAAAGATTTGAGAAGATTTGATATGATTATTTCTTTTTTCATAAGAATAACTACTAGTTCCTCTAAGATGTGTATTTTTAGTTAGTTCACAACATACAATATCTGTTCTTCTATTCCATCTTAGGCTTGGATCATCTATAAATCCTTTTACTCTTAATACAACATTGGATGGAAAAATTACATTGAAATATTGTTTTTGTCTCCCATCCAATGTTACAATATCTCCTATTTTAATCATCTGTAAAAAGATCAGCTATTTTTTCCATGTCTCTTTGAAGTTTATCTTTTTCAGAAAGATGTGATTCAAGAAGAGTTTTAGCTTTATTAAGACGATCAAGCTGGTCTTTATGTGAAATGATGACAACTCGTGCCTCAATGTCTTCAAGCCATGCTTTAGGTGATGCACCATCAATTTTTGCAGGGTATTTCTTTAAATTTGTACCAATTTTATTGGCAGCATTAGTATAATACTCTGCACGTAACATTACAGATGCAGCAGCACGTGTAAGTTTTGAGACAGAATTAATGTCTTTAATCTTACCATAACCCTGCAATTGTTTGTCAGCAGTATTAGGTGTGTCATTAATATTCTTTTTGATTGCTTTGATTTGTTCATTAATCTTTTCAATCATTTTAGGAATATTGTTTTGTTCGGGTGTTGTTACTTCTTTTGTCATTTTGTTTAAATTATAAAGTGATTATCAAATGGGTTAACATGTTTATAGTTTGTATAATAATTATGAGAAACTCTTAGTACAAACTGATTAAAAGTTATAGGATACCTATAAACATTTTTTGTACTTCCATACATTACACGTTTTTCATGATCTATTTCTTTAATTGTTGTTATATGACCATTATAATTAATGAAAGTATCTCCTTCAGCACATTGTGCTAATAATTTTTTAGCTCTAGCTTTCTTCATCTCCACAATGTTTATATACTACCCATGATGCAATTAACATTATTGGTAAACATAAGGAATTTACAGTTATTAAAGCATCTGGAGGTGCTTCAGTATTTAAAAATACATTTAATATAACAAAAAATACCCAAATTATTGCTATTATTTTTAATTGTTTCATTGTTTACTTGTTATGTTCATTTCTTGTTAGTCTGATAATAAAACTGACAATGATGAAAAGTACAATTACAAAGAATACATCATTTATAGTATTCTCTGTAAAAGAATATAATCCATTCATTCTATGAAGATTTTATTAAGATCAGTATTAGTTTCTACAATATCATCACCATGAATTGTGTCAATGATAAGGATAGGATCAGCAATTGTTTTAAGCTCTTTTTTAAGCTTTTTTAAAACAACTAAAAGTTCATAGAGTGTATAACACTCAATCTCTTTTGTTACTTTAGTAGGTACAAATGCTTCAGGAGAGAATTGTTCTGTTGTATTGTATTCTACTTTAATTGCGTATAAAAAATCTTTTGCGTATAAAATATTTTTATCTTTCATGGTAGATTATTTAAATAAGAATGAACTCATTATAATTAACATCAATTGTTTCGTCTCGGTCGTATAGTTTTATTGTTTCTTGGTCCATTGTATTTTATTGTTTAATAAGATTATTGATAAACTGATAAGAAAGTCTTGGTATTCTAAGTCGATTTTATTCATGATTTTATATATGTATTGTAAAAAAAAAAGAGTAGGCATACTACGGGTGTAACTTATGGCTTACGGCCTCCTACTCTTCCAAAGTGAAAGCTCCATCTACATAGAACTAACATTAGTCATCAGTAACTATTCCATTGTTCCAAATTTCTTCCCCATCCGCTTCAAAAGCCTCGATGGTAGACCTCCACCCATTCATTGAAAGAGGCATCATTGCAGAAGTTTCCATAAGAGTTTCTACTCTAAGGTCATCAGGATTATTTACATTACTCCACAACCAATTAGAATCATTAATAACCCCTTCTGTAAGGGCTTTTCGCACCTTTACTGCTTCTGCAGCATCATTAATATGTATCCGCTCCCAAACGGTTAATTTAAAGTCTATGAACATAGTGTTTTTATTAAGTTAAATAAAATTTAGGAGCCCTCACTAGCTCCAAGGTCTAGTCCTGCAGGTAACTGAAACCTTCTATGATTACAAATGAGTGAGCATTCGGACACCTGGCATATCGTTGTGCACATGATAGTAAGCCCTCATTATTGCAATAGTCTGTGTGTCTTGAACTAAAGCTCATTTCCCGTATATTTAATGTGCGATTTGGGAATTGTAGCACATTTTAATGTTTATTAACTAGTGGAAAACATATAAAACCATACCAAGGACTGCATATATATATCATTTACGGTTGTCCTTGGGTTTTAATTATCCGATAAATGATAAATTAGTAAATGATTACTAATATTCACTCTTTTCAGCGAGTATTGTGATGTATCAAATTATTGCAATTCTCATGATGTGTAATAGCTTTACCTGATGATCCATGATAAAGTATGTATTCACAATTATCAATCCTAATGTGTATTACTGTATTATTAAAAGATAATTCAACTGATGAAATAACTTGAATAGAGCTATTAACAGGTAGTACTGTAGTTGTTTGAACATCTTCATTAGGATTGTAATGTCTTTCACCACATGATGTAAATGCAAACATTATTGTAAATACAATTGGCAGAATAAACTGTTTCATTATTGGTGTATTTTGTTTGTTAAAAAAAATAATTGTGTAAGGACTCCAACCTATGTTTATCCTATGAGATCTTACGAGTTCAATGATAACACTTTTTAACACAATTATTTATTTATAGAATCTGCTATTAAAAATAAAATAGCAAACATAACATTTAATCACAATCATCTATGCCGATCTGAGTATGTGCTCCAGCATAAATTATAGATTGTGGTTAAGTGTTATTCAAAGCAATAGACTTAAATCTATAATAACGATAGATGTAAACTCTTTTTGCTTTGTCTACAGTCTTTTTATTATAAGGCTTACCATCAAGGTAAACTTTACGATTAGAAAGGCTGGTAACAACTACAACCTTGTTACCAAGTTGTAGAATATCTCCGATGCTGCATTTATTAACTGATCCAGCATTTACAAGTACTTTAAGATACATAATAGCTATGAATTTATGACGATTGGTGAAATGTTGGTTAGTAAAAAAAGGGAAAAGAGTGGATGGATGGATAATACCAACCAAGTAATAACAAGTAACAACAAGTATTAACTCAATTCCCTTTTAAGCACGCTAGTTTCAGTGTATTAAAGCTAGCCTGATTACAGCTGATTAGTGACATAGCAACTTAAGAAGGAGCGCTACTGCGCCCCTCCCCCTTGCCTCTATGCCTCTGCGGCAACTGGCTTGTCAGCTACCTTGGCTGATGCCTCAGTGCTGCCCTCACCAGGGAGCTGCAACTCCCAGCGGTGAGATACCTCACGCTCCTCTCCAGCATCGTTGGTCCACGTGTAAGGATCACACTCTACACGGACAACCTGACCTGGGATGACATCACCAACCATACCTTCAGCCTCCTCCAGAGTGAGGTCTGGAGAGGGTACACTGGCACTTGGTGGCCTACGCATATACACGTTGCCACTTGCACTACGTACCAGCTGAGCCGTAGCTCCTTCATTCTCTACAATGAGTGCAACGAATGTAGAGCCATCGGTGTTGTTGGTGCGTTCTGCTGCACCAGTAATAAGAACATTTTGCATAACTAAGAATTTTAAAATTAAACATTGGGTTCAAGACTATGAAAGAGTGCGGTGTGAACTTAAGATTTATTCATCCAGCCGCATTCTCCATAGAGCATATCCCATAATTTTCATACGGGGATAGCCAAAACTATGAAAGAGTGGGGGGTGATCTTTTAGATTATACCACACAATCGTCCATAATAAATTTTTAAAATTTTACCAAAAAAAATTTTTTCAAACAAAATAGCTATAGAGAATATTAAGTTTAACAAAGTTTTAACATAAATAACTTGACTTTGCTATTTTTATTTTGTATATTTGTATCGTATGAATAAAAACTCTATAGTTATTAAAGAAGTATACTGTAAAGATTGTAATTGTCCTAGAGAAGAAATAATTATTACTTGTCCTAAGACAGGAATACAAGAAACAGCAACATTTGTAACAAATTGCAAAAAATACGACTAATATATAAAAACACATAATTATGGAATTTTTATCTAATCCTTTCTTCATTGTACTTGTAGCTGCTGTAGCATTTGCTGTAGGCTACTTGGTAAAACGAAACAACCCTTATATTAAGGGAGTGGATGATTTTATTGATAAAGTAGATGAAGGAGCAGAAGAAGACATTCAGAAAGCAATTAAGAAACTTCAGAAGAAACTTAAAGAGCTTGAAGAAAATGTGTAATGAATGTTCATGTGCTGGAACAGGCATCTGTAAATGAAGTCCTCAAATAGAGGCATTAAGAAAGCTCAACCTAAAGCTAACGGTTAAAAATACGGATAGGGCATAGGTGGCTTAGGGTACTAGAACTGGTAGTCCCTTTATAACATATAATCCTTTGATGAGATGAGTGGAGAGTGTAAGGGCACTCAGTGAAGCCATCGAGGTTAAATGCACTGTCAAAGGCAAAGTTATAAAATAATGTACCAAATTCCTACGGGACAGAGGGATTTTTGTATCCTGTAGTGATATAGTTCTCATGTTATAATATAAAGGTTAATAATTATTTATTTAATTATTGGCCTTTTCTTTGCCTTATTGTTAAAATGTTAAAAAAAAGTTAAAGTTTAAGATTTACTTGACTTTTGTGTTTTTTTGTTGTATATTTGTAATATGAAAAAAATACAGTCTATAAAACAATATGCATTAGCCCTAATAGAAGAAGGGAAAGATAAAGAAGAAGTAGCCTCTGAACTTTATAGTGTATTTGGACATCTGATGATGGGTTACTCAAATGAACTATATGGAATTAAAACTACAGATGACGGAATCGCAATTAGTTATTGGAATATGAATTCTAAACTAAAAGTAAGTGTTTCTTTAGATGTTAAAGGTAATATAACAGAAGAATCAAGTTATGATTAATAAAGCATTAGAAAAGTTCGCATGGTTTATAATTATAGTATGGACCGTTTTTGCATCAGTAAATACAGTTTTTTTCTTTAAAGAAAGGTATAAAGATTTAAACCAGATAACAGATAACTTTATTTCTATAGAAGATAAAGGTTATATTGAAATTGAAAGATATTCTATTGGAGAATTATATGATAGTAACTTTCTTCCAAGAAAACTAGATAGTATTTATCAGCTAGATAAAGATCATTATTATATATTGCGTGTTAGGATGGTAAAGGATGGTGTTATTACAGATTATGTTAAATTTAATAGAATAGAAAAAAATAATAAAGGTAATGATAGCAGGACAAGTATTTGAAGATAATAATTTTACAGAATTTCGTGAAAGTACGGAATACCATCCAACTAACTACGAAAAACGAACGGACTATTTGAGCGTAGCGAAAGTTGGAAAAGCAGAATATTTAGTGGTAGCTGAGTATTATGAAGATGGAAAACTAAAAATTAAAGATTACTGGAATGATCCTTTATATTATCCAGAATACTATTTCTTTGGGAACGTTACTACTGAAGAGGAATTTATAAAGGCATTAGAGGATACAAGATTTGAAACATTCCATGTAGTAGACTTAAATAAGCTATATGAATACAAATAAATCAAATTGGGTATTTCAAAAGTACCTTACAATACGGCAAGACCTTACAAATAATTTTAAAGAAATATTTAATAGGCAACATTATTATACGCATAAATATAGGGGTGATTTAAATACAGATATTAACGTGGGAATTGATGTCACTCCAAATAAAAATAAATTGGTTCAAATATTTGTCAGAAAGGATGGATATTGGATCAGAGACCGAATAGAGTTTAATGATAGGGAGATTATTGAACATGATATAAAACATAATTTCTATGATTAAGCGAATTGAAAGAATACTTGAAGAAGCATATTATATGAAAAATCAAGATACTCTTGAACTTGATATTACTCAAGACTCATATAGCAATGCTTTGGCAGTAGAAGGATTAAAACAAGATGTACTTCTAGATGGACTAGAATACATGGTAGATGATATTATTACAATTAAACAAGGATTTCCAGACGGAAAAACAACTACAGTAAAAGCAACAGTAGATGCAGTAGTGATGGACGGTAAGGATTTCCGTGAACTACAAAAATTATTAAATGGGCTTTATGAAATCTGGATACAGGAAAAGTATCCGCAAAAAAAAGAAAAAGCTGACCAAGGAGCATCTTGAGCAGTATAATATGATATTACAGCAGCTAGAAGAAACTGCTATTAAATTATATGCAGATTATCCAGAAGAAGAATATACGGAAGAATTTGTAGAAGAAAAAGGGAAAGAATATATGGGGAGAGATTTAGATAATATTGAAAAACTTGTAATACTTAGTAAACTCCAGAATGAAAAAGAACAAGTGCGAGAAGTGTAAAAAAGAATCCACAACTCTTATAATTACTAAAATAGGAATTTTTTGTGGACCATGTTATTATAAAGAAATAGGAAAAAGTGTCTAAAATACATATTAAAGATTTAATAAAAGAAGTTGGAGTAAGAAAAGCTTTTATTCTTTTCCCAAAAAAAACTTGCAATTATTCTAAAATTCCTTTTGAAAAAATGATAAAGAAATGTATAAATTAAAAGATATATTTGATAGTAAAAATATCAAATCCTTTATAGAAGGAAATTCAAGATATTTTTGGGATAAGTGGATGGGCTCTCCTGCTCATATAAAAGAACAGGTTAAATATAGATTGAGTAAATGTGAAAATGATTGTCTACCTAATAACGCTTGCATACAATGTGGGTGTCCTCCTAGAAAGAAAGCTTTTGCAACTCGATCATGCAATCCAGATAGGTTTCCTAATTTAATGAATAACGAACAGTGGAAACAGTTTAAACGTGAAAACAAAATATAAAACATGTCGGCCTAATATCGTAGAAGCATTAGATGAAATAGACAGGTTCCTTGAAAAGATGGAAATGTTTATGGAGCAACATCAGAATTATGCTTATGAAATAAACATATGTAAAAGAGACGATGGTTGGTGGATATTTTTAACAGTAAATAAAGATGAAGAAGAATGAATATGACAACCTCCCGGTATCTGCATGTAAATGGTGCAACAGTCTCTACTTAATAGTAGACCCAGAAGGAAATGACGTCTGTGGAAGATGTCACTCAAAGAATGAAATTATTATCTTTGATACTATAGAAGATTGGGAAGAAAGAAATAGAATAGATGAGTCAGTATGAAGAATGTAAAACAGGCAAATATAAATGTAACATTGAAACAATTATACAGACAATGGTTACAGATTACGAAAGCCTTTCATGGACTCACTAAACAGCAACAAAGTATTTTAGCGTTGTTTTTATATTATCATTATAAATATAAACAACAAATTACAAATGAAAAGATACTTTGGAGAACAGTATTTGATTATGATACTAAGCTAAAGATTAAAGAAGAATTAGGGATTAGTGATCCAGTATTGCAGAATAACTTGACTAAGTTTAGAAAAAAGGGAGTAATACAAAAAGGAAGGATAGTTGGAACATATATTCCAGCATTAGAAAAAGGGAGTAAAAATTTTAAAGTGATATTTAACTTTAATATCATATGAATAAAGAGATAAAAAAGTTAATACATGATATAGGATTAAAATATGGTATTCCAGATGAAGAAGTAAAAAATATCGTATTTTCACCTTATCAGTTCGCAAATGAAAAATTAAAAGAAGCAAATGAAAAAATAAATAAAGCAAATACTCCGCAGGATGTAGAAGATTTAAAAAAAGTATTTTTATTTAAATCATTATGTAAATTATACATCTGTAATTATAGAATGAAAAATTTAATTAAAAAAAGGAAGAATAATGTTAGAAGGAATTGAAAATCTAAGTAAAGAAAGGGTAGAGAAAGTTATTGAAAACTTTCCATATAAACCTCGTCACACACGACTTATTGTAACAGCAAACACAACAGAACTTGATCCAGATGAGCCGGATCTTAGTCAACTTGACTTTGATGAATGGCAGTACGTAGTAGCCGTAGGTTCACATATTACAGATATTAAACCTGGAGATAAAGTGTGTTTGGATTTGGAAAAGATGCTGGTAGAGATTCCAGTAGGAGATAATTCAGAAGAAAGAGTTAAGCGTCTTAAAATTAATCCCGTCGAATATGACGGAAGGTACTATGCTCTTATCTTTGATAGTTACGTTTCACTAGTATACGATGCATAAAGGGATATATTTTGCAGTAACGATTCCTGATCGAACAGAAAGTATGTTAGGAATATCTTTTATTCCAACAGAACATGTGAGAGCTTTTAATGAACAAACAGGAGAAGAAACAGAGGTTGAAGGAGCGACAATTTTTTCAATCGGATTAATTATATTAAGAATTGATATTATATTTTAAAAACAGAAAATTATGTTAGAACAAGCATTGAGTAATTTGAAGAAAGTCATTGATACAGCAGTGGCTAGGGGTGGAGTGTTTGCTTCAGGCGATGAAGCTTCAGCAGCAACAACTTCACTACAGATTGTAGAACAAGTCCTTAAACAGAGGGAAGAAGCACTTGAAAAATGTCAAGAGCAACAAAAACAATCTAATGAAGCGGTAAAAGAAGCACCTGCTGAGTAATGAAGCTATTTGAAATGACAAATTGGGATTTGCAAGTCTCGGAAGAAGTCTGGGGCTTGCAACCCTTTTCTAAAATCCTTAAGAGGGATAAATCAAAAGGAAAAGAAAAAGCTAATAAAGAGGTTCTCTTTGTTTACTATTTTTGTGATGTAAAGTCCCCATATGTCATTATTACAGATATAGAAAAAAGAACTGAAAATATTAAAAATGATGTAGGTTTACCTGCTAAATGGAAAATGGATAAAGTTATTGAAGAAGCTATTGAGCTCTATGAAAGATCATCTGAGTCAGTAATTCAAAAGCTTTATAAGCAATCTTTACAAGCAGCATCAGACGTAGGGGACTATCTTGCAAACTCAAAAGAGATATTAGCAGAAAGAGATGATAGAGGTAAACCTGTAGTTGACATATCTAAGATCACAACAGCATTAGGTAAAGTGCCTAAGCTTATGGAAGATCTGTCAAAAGCATATAAACAAGTAATTAAAGAACAAGAGGACCTTGAAGGGAAGAAGAAAGGTTCTAGATCGTTTAACACCTTTGAACAAGGATTAACAATAGATTAATGGAAATATATAGTGGGAGAGAAAAAATATTAGAGGCTATTAATAAATTAGCCGATACAGTAGAACTTACAATGGGTCCTGAAGGAGCAACCGTAGGTATAGCAGATTTTCATGGAAATGCAAAAGTAACTAAAGATGGAGTATCTGTTGCAAATGAAATTGAGTTTAAAGACCCTGTAGAAAACTTTGCAGCTAAACTCCTTAAGCAGGCTGCACAAAATACTGTTAGAGAAGCAGGAGATGGAACTACTACTTCTATTGTGCTTGCACGAGAAATGATTATGGAAGGCTATGAATCAGAGTTGTCACTTCGAGAACTTAAATCAGAGTTAGAAAAGCTTGAAAATATTGTAATAGAAGAAATTTTTAAAAGAGCTAAACCTGTAGAAAATCTGCATGATGTAGCACTTATCTCATGCAATGGTGACAAAGATATGGCTGATGTTATTGTGGAAGCTTATGATCACTCAGATATAGTAAAACTTGAAGAAGCTATTATTGATAAGGATCATGTAGAAGTTATAAATGGTATGCGTCTGAAAGGAAGTTATTTTGATCCAGCCTTTGTAAATAATATAAAAAAGTCAGCAATTGACTATCAGAAATGTAAGTTTATTATCGTAAAAGGTCATCTTAACGATATTAATCAAATTAAAACTACTCTTACAGGTACACAAGAAATGCCTATTATTATCATGGCAGATCACTTTCACAGTGAACCTCTTGGTATACTTAAAGAGAATCACAACAGGGGTAACCTTGCGGTAGGTCTAATTAAAACACCTGGAATGGGTGGTCATAGGACTAATCTTGTAGGAGATATTATTAAATGGACTAAAGCTTCTAAGCAAGCTGAAAATGTATATCTTACAGAACTTGATAGTATTTTTGTAGATAAAGAAAATATTACTTTTGGAAAAGAAGATGGATCAGTAGATTATCTGGAAGACTTGGTAGAATCATATGATGAAAATGATGCTACACATAGGCTTCTCCAAGAACGCATTGCTGCTCTTAGTGGTAAAATGTCTATCATTACTGTTGGTGGTAAATCTGAGGCAGAAAGAAGTGAAAGGAAAGACAGGATGGAAGATGCTGTTCTTGCTGTAAGATCAGCTAAAGAAGAAGGGGTTATTCCCGGAGGAGGTGTACCTCTTGCCGAAATAGCTAAAAAATATGAAGATAAAAACTTCTTTGCTATCTCTTTAGAAGAACCTCATGAAAGAATTAAGGAGACTACAGAGAATCTTGAAATTACAGATGCTATTGTAGACCCCGCTAAAGTTACAAGATGTGCCGTACAAAATGCTATCTCTGTAACTAAAGTTGTACTCAGCATGGGAGCTGTAGTACTAAACCCTAGACTATGGAGTTAAAAATGAATGATTTACAAACCCCTCTTACGGAGGATATAAAGAAAGAATTACCTAAAGAGGTATGGGATGATATTTTAGAATACGTCTCTTCCGTTAAGATGATTCAAAATCTTATATCTCCTGAGAGGGGTTATATTACGGATCGCCCCGTAATGACTTATATAAACGATGATGGAGAAGAAGTAGAATATGAAGATGGACGAAGAGAGATAGATATCACAAATCCTCATCGTCTGGAAAACATGGATTACTTCCGTGAGAGAGCAATATTTTATGAAAAAAATGGAAGGTACACTAATCTTATCCCAAATGGTAATCCTCAATCTGAATATGCACAGTTTTGGAAAAATGAGCTTAAACGATGGAAGTATGGAATGGTAAGAGAAGATGGGGAGTGGATTCCTGGTCTTCTCTATTTTTATTGGAATTATACACAGATAGCAATTACCAAGCAGGATAAGAAACAGAAACGTAAATCAGATAGGATTCGTTCATTTCCTAAACCTTGGCTTGGTGACTATCTTTTTTATCATTATGTAGAGCAAGCACAAAATAGAGGGCAACACTGTAAATTGCTTAAAACAAGGGGTATTGGTTTCTCCTTTAAGTGTGCTGCATGGAGTCCTTGTAATATGTATACAAAACCTGGGTCTCAGAACCCTAACTTTCATCTTGCGTCTGAGAAGACATTTTTATCAGGAGATAAAGGTATATGGGGTAAAGTACTAGATAACTTAGATTGGATTGCTAACACTACACCATTTCCTCGTATGCGTCTTATGGATAAGAAGCAAGCAATGGAAATACAGTTAGGATATGAAGATGAGTATGGGGTCCGTAGGGGACTGCTTTCTTCTTGCTTTGGTATATCAATGAAAGATAATCCAGATAAGGCTAGGGGTATTCGTGGTCCTTATATTCATTATGAAGAAGATGGACTTTTTCCTAATCTTGAAAAAGCTTGGAACGTTAATAGGAAAGCAGTGGAAGATGGTGGAGTTGCTTCAGGAACTATGTTTGCTGGAGGTACTGGAGGTGTTGAAGGTGCATCATTTGAAGGATCAGAAAAACTTTTTTATTCTCCGGGTGCTTATGGTATATATGGTATACCTAATGTATTTGATAAAAATACTGATGGAGAGACACGAGTTGGTTTCTTCTGGGGAGCATATATGAACCGTAACCTTTGTTATAATGAACAAGGGGAGCCTGATGTAATTAAAGCTCTCATAGAGATATGTCTTTCTAGACACAAGGTGAAATATTCTTCTAGTGATGCTAATGCTATTACACAGAAAAAAGCAGAAGAACCTATCACTCCTCAGGAAGCTATTATGCGTACAGAAGGAACTGTATTCCCTGTTGCAGACCTTAAGGAGCATCTTGAAAATATAATGGTTAAAAAAGAATCATTTCTTGCACATCATTACGTGGGAGACCTAGTATATAATTCTAGAGGAGATGTAGAATGGAGACTTACAACACATAAGAATCCTATAAGAGCTTATGATTTTGTAGGAGATAGAAGTGGTGCTGTAGAGATATTTGAAATGCCAAAGAAAAATGGGCAAGGGCAAATACGTTGGGGTAGGTACATAGCTGGTATTGACCCTATTGATGCAGATGAAGGGCCGTCTTTATTTTCTATACTTGTGATGGATACTATGACAGATCGTATAGTAGCTGAATATACTGGACGTCCTCGCAGAGCTAGAGATGCTTATGAAACATGTCTTAAGCTTGTAAAATTCTATAATGCAGAAGCAAACTACGAGAGTAACCTTAAAGGACTCTTTTCTTATTTTGATGAGCGTAATGCACTTCATTACTTAGCGGATACTCCTCAGATTTTAAAAGATATGGAGTTTATTAAAGCTACAAATCTTTATGGTAATAGAGCAAAAGGTACACATCTTAATCAGTATATTAGTAAGTTTGGAAGACAGCTGCAAGCAGATTGGATGCTCCAAGAAGCTTATGGAGTATCAGAAGAAGAGAAAGGTAAGCTTAACTTACACACGCTTCGTAGCCTTGCTCTTATAGAAGAATACATTAAATGGAATGCAGATGGTAACTTTGACCGTGTATCTGCAGGAATTATGTTATTTATATTAAGAGAAGACAGATATAAAAGGATTGAAGCAATTAAGACAAATAAGTACAAAAATATGAAGTCTTTGTCAAATGATCCTTTTTTTAAGAAAAATTACAAAGGTAATGTACCTGAGCAAAGAAATGTGTTTGAAGAACATGGAGAATAGCTATGGTTCCCTTTTTGTAAAATACTTTAACATTTACTTGATTTTATAGACTAATTTTCGTATATTTAACCGATTATGGCAAGAACAAACATACAATCTTTACCGCCTCAGCGTCTTTCTTACGCACGAAAGACTAAAAAATGGAGAAAGAGTAATGTCGATTATGCAGACAGACATTCTTTTTACCACAATGAATTTGTGCGTAAAAGTTTAAGAAATAGGGTTATTAATTATAACCTATATAACGGTGTGGTAGATGTAAGAGATATCAATAGGGTTATTAATCCTACTAAACTTGATGCTACATTTGTTCCAGATAATATTCCTCATCATCCAATCCTAGTTCCTAAAATTGATTTACTTGTAGGAGAAGAAATTAAAAGAAGGTTTGATTGGAGGGTAGTAGTATCTAATGCAGATGCTATTTCAGCTAAAGAAGAAGAAAAAAAGAAAGTACTTTTCCAACGTATTTCTGAAGCTCTTCAAGCTAATTATGCGGAAGAAGAATTGGAACAGAAGTTTACAGAGCTAGAAGAATATATGACATATTCTTGGCAGGACTTACATGAGAAGATGGCAAATCAAATTTTACGCCATTATTGGGAAGAACAAGAATTTGCTACTATATTTAATCATGGTTTTAAAGATGCCTTGATTGCAGGAGAAGAAATTTATCAAGTAGAAATTGTATTAGATGAGCCAGTTCTAACGAAGCTTAACCCGCTTAAAGTACATACAGTACGGGCAGGTAACTCAGATAGGATTGAAGACTCATCTTTAATTATTATAGAGGATCACTGGTCTCCGGGCAAAATTGTTGATTATTTCCATAATGAACTTAAGCCTAAGGATATTGATCATATTTTAGAGTATTCTACTACTGATCGTGCTGGAGCATATGTAGATGATAATAATCATGTACTTCTCCGAGATGGTCTTGACGAAGTAGGAGATGCTACTACTCATACTCTTGATAGTGTATTTGATTTTGCTGAAGTAAATGGTCATTACTTTTCTAATGACTATACAGATGAGAACGGTAATATTAGGGTTCTTCGTGTATACTGGAAATCATTGAAAAAAATGAAGAAGGTTAAGTACTACGATGAATTTGGTGAAATAGAATACAAGATACGTACAGAAGAATATGTAGAAGATGAATCAAGAGGAGAAGAGAGTGAGATCATCTGGGTCAATGAATGGTGGGAAGGAACCAAAATTGGGAAAGATATTTATATTAATATGCGCCCTCGTCCTGTTCAATATAATAAGATTAATAATCCTTCATATTGTCACCCCGGAATTCTTGGGCAAATTTACAATACTAATCAGGGAAAAGCTGTTTCTCTTGTAGATAGATGTAAAAATTATCAATATCTATACGATGTAATTTGGGATAGGCTTAATAAAGCTATTGCAACTAACTACGGAAAGATAATGGAAATGGATCTTTCTAAAATCCCAGAAGGATGGGAAATTGAGAAATGGTTGCACTATGCACTTGTAAATAAGATTGCAGTCGTAGATGCCTTTAAGGAAGGTAATAAAGGGGCTGCTACAGGTAAACTTGCTGGTGCTATGAACACTATGGGTGGTCGTAGTATTGACATGGAAACAGGTAATTATATTCAAGCACACATGCAGCTTCTTGAGTTTATCAAACTTGAGATGTCTGAAATTGCTGGTGTAACTAAGCAACGTGAAGGGGCTATTCATCAAAATGAAACAGCATCAGGTATTGAAAGGTCTGTTAACCAATCAGCTCTTATTACAGAATATTGGTTTCATACACATGAAAGAACTAAACTTCGTGTAATGGAAGCTTTCCTTGAAACAGCTAAAATTGCTCTTAAAGGAAAAAATAAGAAAGTGCAATACATATTGGATGATCAAACTATCCAAGTACTTAATATTGATGGAATGGAATTTGCATCAGCAGATTATGGTATTGTATGCACATCTTCATCTAAATCAGTAGAACTTGAACAAACATTAAAGCAATATGCTCAGGCATTCTTGCAAAATGGTGGAGGTCTTTCTACTATCATGGATATCTACTTTAGTCCAAGTCTACAAGATATGCGTCATAAGCTTGAGAAAGCAGAGCGACGTATTGAGCAACAACAGCAGCAAGCTTCTCAAGAGGCTAATAAACTCGCAAGAGAACAAGCTGCACAACAGGCTGCTTTGGAAGAATCCAAGCTTATGCTTGAAGATATGTTGAATCAAAGAGATAATGATACTAAGCGATATATTGCAGAACTTCAAAAGGTAGACTTTGAAGGTGATGGTATTGAGGAAGCTAAACTTGAGTTAGACATCCAGAAACAAAAGGATGAAAAAATGATTAAGATGAAAGAGCTCCAAGATAAGATGGAAATGCATGAAGATAAAATACGTACAGAAGAAAAGAAAATTCAAGCACAAAAGAGTAAACCTAGCACTACAAAATAGCTATGGTTACCAAAAGTTAAATAAAGTTAATAATTACTTGCTTTTTATAACATTTTTTATTATATTTGCAAGTACATAAATGGGAGATTATGGCAGAACAAGAAGAAAATTTAGAAATGGGTCTCTTTGCAGACGAAGCTTTAGACTTAGACCTCAACTTTATGCCAGAGATGGAAGAAGAAGTAGAGACGGGAGAAGAGCAAGGTCAAGAAGAAGAGATTCAAGAAAAAGAAACAGAGACTAAAGAATCTACGGATGATAAGCCAGAGGTTCTTAAAGAGTTTCTGGAAGAAGAAAAAGAAAGGATGATAAGCCAGAGGTTCTTAAAGAGTTTCTGGAAGAAGAAAAAGAAACTGAATCCAGTGAGGACGAAAGTTCGGAGAAAGTAGCTGGTCAAGAAGAAGGTAAACCTGAGGAGGGGAGCGATGATGACTCTCCCACCTTATATTCTTCCTTTGCCAGCGTCCTTGCCGAGCAGGGACTTCTCCCCTCTCAGGACCTTCAAAATAAAGAAATTAAGTCTATTGATGATGTAGCTTCACTTCTTAAAGAAGAAATTACATCTCAAGCAAAGGCTACAATTATAGAGAAAATTGGCGAAGAGGGATATGAGGCGTTAGAAAAGGGAGTCACGCTTCAGGAATATCAACAATATAATCAAGCAACACAAACTCTTGATAGTATCACAGAGGACGTGTTAAAAGAAGATGTTGAACTTGCAAAAAATATTATCCTAGAAGATTATATGGCGCAAGGAATTTCTGAAAGTAAAGCTAAGAGGCTTCTTGGAAAAACTATTGATCTTGGTGAAGACATCATTTATGAAGATGCTGTCGAATCATTAAATTCACTAAAAGAGTTGCAACAAAAGCAACTTGAAGAGTTAGCCAAGCAAAGAGAACAAGAAGCTGTTCAGCGTCAAAAACAACAAGAACAAATAGATAATGATCTGAAGAATGCCATTTACAAGCGAGAAGAGTTTGTTGAAGGTATTAAAGCAGATAAAGCGATTCAAGATCGAGTCTACAACAGCATTACTAAGGTTGTAGGAAAATCCCCAGACGGAGTACCTGAGAATAAGCTCATGCGTCATCGTCGAGAAAACCCAATTGAGTTTGATACAAAATTGTATTATCTCTATGAAGTAACAAACGGGTTTGAAGATTTTTCTAAGTTTATCAAAAAATCAGAGAGTAGTGCAGCTCAAAAACTCACAGAGCAATTACGTAAGACTCGATTCGACACATCTGGGGCTCCTTCCTATACGCAAGATAAAGAAAGCTATGGAGGATTCGGAGATGAATTGAATCTTTAATAACGTAAATAATTAAAATTATATAAATTATGAGTTTAGGTAAGTTTGTAATGACCAAGGGTAAGTCCTGGTCAGGATTAACATTGAAGAACCACCTTGGTTCTATCTTTGGACTCCGGCCTCAGTTGGCTTCTAAACTTACTACTGTACTATTGCAAAACTCTGGAATGAAGAACTTAGACACTACTCTATCGAAGTTCCCAGAGAAGGTGTTGGAAACATCCGACGATTTTGTGTGGAAAGTAGTAGGTAGTGATGAACGTAGCATCCCTCTTGTGGAAGCTCGTTATGCTGGGTCTGTAGTCGCAGGAGGTGACACAGGTGTAGGTGCCGGAAGGGCACGAATTCTTCTTGTTTTCCCAGAAAAGTATTTCTCACGTGTACATGTAATTGCTGGTATTCACCCGGACGATTATCAATTCCGATTGGTAGAAGAGCCGTATGAAGAAGGTGGTAACTATGTATATGAAGCAGAAGTATGGGGTGGACAAGAAACACTCGATGGTGTACCAGGATCAGAATTGGTAGCTGGTAACCGTTTTAGTATTGAAGCTTCTTACGTTGAAGATGAATTGTCCAACAAAGGTTCGGACATTCAATTCACTTCTCCGTACCTCATGAGGAATAGCATCTCTACTATGCGATTTGAGCACAAGGTTTCTGGTGCAATGATTGATGTTAAAGTAGAGCCTGTTTATTTCGCAGGTATTGAGACACGTGATTCTAACAGCGGAAAAGTACACAAGTCTGTGACTTGGATGCAAGAAGTATATTGGCAGTTTGAAAGGGCTGTATCACGAGTGAAAGCACGTACTCTCATGTTTGGTAAAACCAACCGTGATGAGAAAGGACGATTCCTTAACAAAGGCGAATCTAACATTGAAATTAAAGCTGGTTCTGGAGTACGAGAGCAGATGGAAGTTAGTAATACAACTTCGTATAACCGCTTCTCCATCCGACTCTTGGAGGATTTACTCTATGAACTTTCAGAAGGCAAATTGGATTTTGGTGAGCGTAAATTCTTGCTCCGTACTGGTGAGCGAGGTGCTGCACAATTCCACCGAGCAGTAACTCAAGAAATTTCAGGTTGGACTAGTCTCGGATTTGATAACACAGGTAAGAATGCTCTTATGGATGTAAGCTCTCCGCTTCATTCCAATGCATTCTCTGCAGGATTCCAGTTTACAGAATGGAAGGCCCCTAACAACGTTCACGTAATGTTGGAGGTTGATCCAATGTATGATGACAGGGTACGTAACAAAATTTTCCACCCAGACGGTGGGGTAGCAGAAAGCTATCGTTATGATATTCTTTACATTGGTTCTATGGAAGAGCCGAATATCCAGAAAATTATGGTCCGTGGCCATGAAGAAATTCGAGGATATAAAGGTGGTATCCGTGATCCATTTAGTGGACGACGAGGAGGAGTAATGCAACACATGGAGGATTCCGCCATCATGTCAGCAATGTGCTGGTCTGGTGCAATGGTTAAAGATCCTTCTAGGACTGCAACTCTTAAACCCTCACTTCTTGCCGCATAAGTAAGATAAAAAAACAATATAGTGGATGGGGGCAGCAATGCCCCCAATTCACATTAACATAAAATAAGGGAGTATGGAAACAAAGGAAGAAACAAAAAAAAGTACATTTAGCCTACCTAATGAAGTTGTAACTGTTAAATTTATTCCTCGTAAAAAAGGAATGGCATCAGAAGTCCAAGATAATCATGTTATCGCAGGAGGTATGATGGATAGAGCAGTTAAACGATTCTTTGCGCCACTTAAGCGTACAGGAGGTATTGCTAATGTTTTAACAAATGAAGAAAAAGATTATCTAGAAAGTGTAACAGGACAGAATCTTTCTGTCTATGGTGATTTCTGGACAACCTTTTCTGTGCGTTTGTATAAATCAGATACTCGTAATAAGTTTGATTTGTCTGACCCTATGGGTTATATTTCAATTAAACTTCTAGAGGCTTGTGAGGATGATATTGCACCTAACTGGGCATCTCGTAATCACAGAACTTCTTATCAATTTGCAATCACTCGTGATAGTGAAATTACTAATGAGAAGAAGAAAAGTCTTGATGTTAAGAAAGAAGCCTTTAAAGCATATGGACGTATTGAGCATGATCGCTTGCAACTCCTTATGGTACTTAAACTTCTTACAAACAAGCCAATTAGTAATGAATCTGATATTGAATGGATTCAAGGACAATTGGAAGAGTATCTTGACAGACAACCGTCAGAGTTTATTAAGATTGTAAACAATCCTTCATTTGAAACTATGGCTCTAATCCAACGAGGTATTGAAGCCAAAGTTATTTCTAAAAAAGGTAATAAGTATATTACTGTAGATGGTCTTGAACTTGCTGAACCAGGAGAAGCTCCTGTGTATCAGAATGTACTAAAATTCCTTGAGAATGATAAGAACCAAGACATTCGCAGTCTTATTGAAGCCAAAATAGATAGCGCAGACTAATGACAACTACTGAGTTTAACGATAGATTTGAGATTCTTTTTAATAAAACTGCGAGCAATGGTGCTCCACCTTTAGATTTATATGAGAAATCAGTATATCTAACGAAAGCTCAGTTGCAACTAGTTAAGAATTATTTTGATCCTTTATCTAACAGAAAAGGTAAAGGTTTTGAGAAATCAGAAAAAAGACGTAGAGATTTATCAGAATTGGTAAGACCTTATCGCACTACACTAAAAATTAATAGTGAATCAGGTCTAGATGATAACTCTCAGTTTTTTCGTATTCCTAGTAATACATTTATGATAATTCAGGAGAAAGCAAAAGTATCTTCTTCTGATCAATGTGTAAATGGAAAATATATTAAAGTAGTTCCTAGAACACATGATGAATATTTGATTCAAATAGATAATCCATTTAAAAAACCTAATGATGAGGTTATTTGGAGATTTGATTTCTATTCACAATCTGGTTCTACTAAAAACGTAGAGTTAATTTCTCCTTATAGAATTGATGAATACGTTAACAGATATATTATATATCCTGAACCAATAGTTCTAACTGATCTATTATCTGCGTTTCCTAATGAAACTCTAACAATTGACGGAGTATCACAGGAACAAACATGTAAATTAAATCAAGAAATTCATCCAGAAATTCTAGATAGAGCTGTTGAGCTAGCTCTGGCAGATTATAAACCCGAAAATTTGCAAGTAAAAGCTCAGATGAATTTAAGAAATGAATAAATTATTAATTAAAAATTAAATTAAAATGAGTGTATTTGGACCCAATCAAAGGGAAGAAGTAATCATTGGTAATGCCGTAGCTGCAGAGACTACTCTTGCTACTTTTATCAGTTCTGCTTCAGACCAAGAAATTAAGATTTTGTCCGCTGATGGTACAGCACCTGCTACAGGTGAAGACTTTAGGGTTTATCAAAAGACTGCCAGTGGATACGAATTCTCAGACATTGTAAAGGCTGATAAAGTAGAAAAAGTAACACTTGCTACTTATTCAGCAGAAGTACAAAAGTCTGTAACAGCGACAGTAGATAGCGCAACAGCTAATACAACCTATGTATTGGAAGTTCGCCTTCAAAATGATGGAGGAAGCCTTTCTCCTGAAAACTTCGCAGTAGTATCTGGTTACTATGTAACTGGAGCAACCGCAGGAACTGTAACAGCTATTCGAGATGGCTTGCTTGAATCTTTGAATCATAACCTCTCCCGACGAGGTGGTTCTGAGGTAACAGCAACTGCAAACTCAACCGATTCAATTGATATCGATGGTGTTGCTCAAACTGTAGTTCCCGGAAAAGATATCGCAATGCAGATTGTATTTGATGTATATGGTAAATCTTTCAGCAACACTGCTGCTCGTGATCTTAACACAGAAGAAATTTCTGTTGTTGTAAATAACGAGAACTCAGCTGGTGTTGGAACTGGAAAATATGCTGTAAACCTTGAATGGTTCTGCAAAGGATATGGTAATGAAGTATACAGGGAAGTTTCTTATCCTGCTAACTTCGACACTACTTATTATGCTTCTGCAGATGGAGTATACAATGTGATTCATATTAAATATTATGATGATCGTCAATCTCCTACAGTAGAAAAGCAAAAGAAAGTACTTACCATTTTGGTAGACAAAGGAACAGATACCCTTGGCAATAACGCAAGTACTAATGGTGTACTTGATGATCTCCAAACTATTCTTGGAGCAGCCAATGTTCCTGCTGACCTTGCTATTGCGTAAGGAGTAATAAAATAGAAACAACAATATATAGGGAGCTAGAGGCTATTTTGGCTTCAGCTCCCTTTTAATTTATAAGACAATGCAAATATCAAGTTTTACAATTAATGATGACAAAACGGAAATGGATGTTATCATTTCTGACGCAGCTGATCTAAAAAGCCTCAGATTTTGGACAGATGCTACATATAAAAACTTTGCACAAGCTATTGATCTATCAGATAAACTTACAGGAGCTGTTACTGAAAATATTACAATTACTCTAGCTGATATTGATAAAGAATATTTCGATGGAATATACTTTTTAGAAGCAGAAGATACTGACGAAGTATCAATTGAAATTACTCAGGAATTGACTAAATATGATGAATGCATTGCAAATAGGGTTAAATATATTTCAACATGTAACGAGTGTTTGGCTGAGGAAGACACTGATTTACTTAACGCATATGCATTGCTCAGAGGTATTGAAAAGGCGTTATCTGCTAGGTTTATAGATCAAATTCTATACTTTAAGAAAACGCTAGATAAATATTGCAAATCTGATTGCGTTACTTGTGGTAAGTATAGCAACGTTGAAACTAATGTCTCTGAAGATATCATTGGTTCTGCAACTCTTAGAATCAAACTTGATGGAGGGGATGCAACACGAGATTAATGAAAGCAAAAGCTAAGGTTAAAGATAATAGTAAGTTAAAGAAGTTAAATAAGATCACTATCAAAATTGATGGTGGTAGGGCTAAAAAGAAGAAGTAATGGCTGTTGATTTTATCATTGAAACTATACAGGTTAGAAGAGATTCTACCGCTGATTGGCAATCTGTAAATCCCGTATTACTTTTAGGAGAACCAGGATATGAATTAGAAACTGGTCGTCTTAAAATAGGAGATGGGGTCACTGCTTGGAATGATCTTTCCTATATAGGAGATGAGACTTCATCCACACTTTCTTCTTTGGCCGATGTAACTGATGCTACTCCTACTATAGGTAATGTACTAGTAGGAGATGGCACAGAGTGGTCTGCAAGACAATTGGTTTTGGCAGACCTTTCTGATTATAGTGCTGGTCAAATTCAAGCTGATCTAGA